CGGTCCCTATCAATTGAGATCTGATTAAGTTCTTCTAGAATACTTCGACTGCGTCTCACAACGGTCTCCAAGTTTTAGTATTAAGTATATTTATCACTTTTTACCTTTAATGAAGTCCATTAATGCAAGGCTGGAACTAACTGTTTCCTGTGCTTGTGGTTCTTCAGCCTTAATAGCACCACTACGCTTTAACTGCTCAACTAAGCCCTTAGTTGTAACAGTACTAGCATCCTCTTCACCTTCTTCTAAATCTTCAATACGTAGTGTATCCGGATTAAACTTTAGATCTACTTTACTGCCTACACCACTACTAGAGCGTGTTTTCATAAACTGAATTTGATATCGTCCACGCTCACGCATAGCATTACTGGTAAAGATACCAATAACATTATCAGAAGTGTTAATTTTACTGATACCACCAGCAATGTGACTGTGGTCAAACTCAATTTCTTCTACTGCTGCACGATTTAGCTGTGATGCTGTTACTAGCAGTAAGTTGCGCTCTACTGCTAGGTTACGCAATTCTTCTGACACATACTTGTCCTTAACGAACAAGTTCTCTGCGCTGATTTTTGCAGCAATGGGCATCATGAGATCTAAATAGTCCACTAGTAGTGCATCTACTTTAACGCCACTTTGGATTTCATACTCACGCAAGAATGCACGGATGTCGTTGGCAGTAATACCGCTGGGCATCTGTTTAACACGAAACTTACCAGCGCCTTTGCCTTTCATACGCACCTTAAGATCAACATCTTCAATATTACGCATGATTTCGCGAGCAGCATGACCACTTACCATACTGTCTAGTCGCATACTAATAAGTTGCTCACTAAGTTCTAGACTGATGTAAACAACATTAAGTCCTGCAAGACTCCAGTTAACACCAAAGTTTTGCAAGAACAAACTTTTACCTGCACCAGAGCCGCCAGCGAATACAGTAATTTCACCTCGGTTAAGGCCGCCGTATAACTTCTGATCAATGCCTTTCCACCCTGTGCTAATTGCACCGGCTTGCTTCTTGATCCACTCAAGTCTTTCCTTGGGGTTTTCAAAATAGTCTAAGCCCAAGTCTTTTACAAGCCCAGTTTGTACTGCTGCCTTAATCTTGTTTTCTACTTCACCATAGTTTTGCTTTTCCAGTAAGTCTGTGCTTTCAATAATTGCTTTCTCTAATGCCTTGTGCCTACAGAAAGTTTCAAACTCATCCATAAACCAATTTTGATGATCTGGTGTTACATTCTGTATTACTTCTATATCAAGCCCGCCAATAGCATTGATCTGCTCTAGTGTAGGGATGCTGTTATATTTTTCACTGTGATTCTTTAGTAGTTCAACTGTGGTTTTAAACTTACGGTTAAAAAACTCTGGCTTAATAATATTTTGACAACGAGCAAATAAGTCAGCATCGCTGATTAGAAACTTTACAAAAAGTTCCTGTACATCATCTGTATATTCTTTTATTTCGCTCATTCGACAATTCCTCGAGTCTTCAAATGGTTATATATGTATCTGTAAATCTTTATATGACCTCGCTTACTTGGGTGCCGGTCAGTGGATGATTCAAAATCATCTTCGCTTTCAAGTTGATGACTTAGCGGACGCAATCTAACTACTTTATCAAAGTCAAGCAATTTAAACAAGTCCTTTGCATGATTGCTAGAACAATCATTTGCAATTATTTCAGGCGCACACTTTGTTGACATAGTAGTAACAAAATATTCAATATTTTTACTTTCCAAAAACTTAGTTAGAGCTAACAGTTTTTCAAAAAGTTCTATTGCAACCAAGTCATAATTTAAAAACAACATTCTATATGCAACAGGTGTCTTAGATCTGCGAATAACATCATCTAAATCTATTGTTTTTGAGTTAGAAGTCCTGTCATCAAGTAACACATGCTCATTCGAATGAAATATACCAACATGGTTCTGTATACTATTATCAAAATATTCAAACCTATAAGGATCAGTTAACTGAATAACTGCGACCCAATTGCTAGGATCTTCCACAGAAGAAAAGAATTCGTGACAGCGTCGTATCATTCTGTGATTGCTGCCACCTCCCCACGCTTCATTAACATATTCATCAAAATGAGATTTCATATGTCCTGCCCAGGTCCAGTCGCAGGGTGCGCTAGTATACTCTTGTATAATCTTCCTGTTCTGAGCATCTGCGTTTGGTATATGTCCGTATGTAAAACTACAGCCGGTAGCGTATAATTTATTTCTCATAACATCTTTGCTTTTACTTGTGCTTTAATCTTATTACCTGTTGCATGTTTAATAATGCTAGCTACTGTGAGTAAACGACCGTACTTGTTTGCTGCATCTGTAGCGTCCTTAACACTATCTTCCCAAGGAGGGAAACTTACTTCCCAACCCAATGCTAATGCTTCGTCAATTAGTTCTTTACCAGGTTCGTCTCTGTCAGGGCAAAGTATAATCCTATTGCCCAGCTTGCTGATTAAATGTGCTTGCTCTGCTGTAACATGGTTGCCTAATACTGCAACGCCGTCAATCATTATAGCGTCAAACACACCCTCAACAACAATTACCAATTCACGCTTAGTATCAACGAATCTATCAACATTAAACACATAGCCGCTGGTCATTTTATGCAAATACTTTGGTGTTTGCTTGTCAGGCGGACTAATATGTCTAGCTGTCCAGCCTACTAGTTCACCGTTATAAGTGAACGGCACTACTAGTCGTTTAGTGTATAAAGGATCATTGTCAAACCAAAGCAGCGGGTATAGACCGTATATACCTCGTTCCTTTGCATACTGTTTAACTTCATGCGTGTCAGGGAGATCTTCGAGCATCACTGCATCATCGGGCAGATCAACTACTTCAAATTTATTTAGACTATAAACATAGTTTTCAATCTCTTCGTTTTCAAGTTCTTCACTGTATTTCAACAGATCCATCTGAGCGTCGTGGATCTGTTTTTGATCTGCGCCCAAGCGAGTTGCTAGATCTCTATAACGCTTGCCCAAGCCGGGGGTAGGACTCCAACCTGTGGTATATTTACAGTTAAAACAGTTGTAAGAAATCTTTGCGCCGCTGGTTATGATACCAGCTCGCTTGCGCTTGTCATTGCACATCGGGCAGTCAAAGGTCATCCAGCCACTAGGAGTACGAGTAGTCCTAATAGGCAAATTATCTAATAATAATCTATGTACTTTTTCTACTACTGTGTCAACTGACATAATTCTTATATTCTATCCAGCGATGAAACATTCCAACCTCGCGGCCAAATGCTTCTACTTCCCATGGGCTATCAAAGTACTTATGTTCATTGCGCTTGGGCTTCCAAATATTTCCTTCCCATAGCGTATGCAATGTTTCACCCTTTTTATTCTTTGTGGGTGCAAACTTTTTATAAAGTTGGTTTTTAGCATACTGCTTTAGATGCACCATTTCATGGGCAAGCGTCTTAAAAATGTCATCGTCGTCTTTCTTATTTCTAAGCTGAATTGTGAAGAATCGAGGATTCTTTTTATCATCCTCACTGATCATCATACCTTCAAATTCTAACGATCTTTCTATTTCAATATCTAATTCGATAGACCTAACCATCCGAGGATCAAGCAAAATGTTCGCATAGAACTCTGCTGCTTCAGATAGATCTCTGATTAGCTTTTTGTTCTTAGTACCATAAACACTTATATCCATGCCAATGTCCTGCTGTGGGTTTATAATACATTATAGCATCTTACAATAAAAAGTCAAGAAAAAGTGCCGGGGGCGCCGGCACTTAGTTCTGAAGAATATTAAGAATTAAAATTCTTCTTTGGCTTCTTCAACTACTTCGTGAACCACATTTTGTGATTGGGAAATAGGTTGGGGAGGAAATACTGTTGGTTCTTTAGCTGATTCGCCCTTGCTAACTGTTAGGCCTGCTAGTAGGCCAACAAACGCACCAATAATAGTATTAAATGCAGGGTTGATGATTGCAAGAATATCTTTATTATCAATCTGTTCGTTCGGCATAAAGATACCAACCAATAATACAAATACTACTGCTACAAGGATTGTACTTAGAATTGTGATCACAATTCTTAGAATCCAGTTAATTAACCTAGCTCTTTCTAATTCAATTTTATCCATTTGACACCGCCTTTAATTTCTTAGTAGGATTTTATTTAATGTTCCATTTGTGTCGTCTGGTGTGTGAGTTACACGAATCCAATTGCAGTTAACATTAAATGTATGGTGCGTAACAACACTACTGTTGCTAAGTGCTATTGTTTCAACATTGAACCAATCGCTACTAGCATCGTCGATATCAGGAACACCAAGCAAACAACTTGCTTGAATTGTTATATTCCCTGTATACTGTGTGGTATAAAATGCAATACTATGTTGGGCGTTAGGGAAATTACGTTCTAAGTTACCATAAAATGCGCTACTCACAATAACATTAGATGTATCGCCTAACATTGTATTTGCTGTCTGTGTAAAAGTGGTTTCCGCTTGTGTAGGAACCGGCTCTTCTCCAGTTTGATCTGTGATCTCGATATCAAATCTAATGTTGTTATTTTGATCGTTATAAACTGGCAAATTCTCATTTTCTTGTGTACTGCGGGTAACATAAAGTGTATATAAGCCGGATTCAATATTTGCTAAATCAGCTTCTTCGAGTATTAACTTTACTTTACCTACATCAGATGTATTAACTAAGGGCTTGGTAAAAATTCTGCGTTTTGTAGTGGGATGAATCATGTATACACGCAAAGTATCAGAAAATACATTCTGTAGTCTGCGGTCTCGATCCCTTATATTAAACAAAATTGTATTTGTTATACCCTTATGGGCTACCAACTTTCTTAGGTTCATAGGTCTGTTGTCCACATAAATATTATCCACAGTGACTACAAGCTCTATTACATCGTCGTATAGGTATAGTTTTTGGTCACCGTAGCTGCTCATAACAGTATTTATCACATTTGACAGCGATTCAAAATCTGTATAAGTTAACAGAGCATTTTTGGTAAATAATTTTAATGATTGATAAAAATAACATTAGTAACTATAACGAGCTAGAATTTCTAACTGGAATTTCATACTGCGGGCAGGAATATTTAGGCATTGTTGTAAATCACGACAACAGCATTATTACATTTTATGACGTAGATGCTATGCCTACAATACAAGTTAAAAAAGAATTTCTAGAACTAGGTGAAGTTTGGTGGTGGGAAAGTAACAGACAAATACCCATAGATGTATTTCTACATTATGAAATGCGAACTTTCCGCCCCTATCTAAAGACGTTTACTTATAAAGATGTTGAAATATTATTTGGCCCAGTTACAAGCCTACAAAACTTATTAAAGAAGCGCATCAAACGACGCAGCATTCAATTGATACGCAAAACGCCCTAGGCGTAAATAGAATGCGCTTTCTCACAAATTAAATTCATTTGTACAACAATAGCTACAGCATATGCAATTGCGTGACTGTGCTTAAAATAATAGCTACCATCACTGGGCTTAACCCAAACTTGTTTGGTAATTTCGTTCCAACTCTTACCAATCAACTGTTTTTTGCCGGGGCGAATAATTGCAAGAATCATTGCTAACTGTTCAACACTAGTAGGCTTATATTGAACTAAGATATTAGAGTAGTTGCTAATATGAAATAGTTGACTTACAAATTCTTCATGTTCGAGTAAGTCCCACAAGGGCTCGATATTCATTAACTCTGTAAGATGTGCTTCATCCCTAACATCTTTATAAATGCCGTTATTTAGAACGTCTACTTTAAACCACCCATCTTCTTCAGCAGTTTCATATTCAATGCTGCTAAATCCTTCTAAAGGAAAGGATGGTATAGTTTGGAAATACACACCAGTATTATGCTTTGAATAAGTACCGTCTTCGTGTTTAATACTAGCAGGTGTATGATTAACTAACCGCAAGAAGTCCTCACGGTTAGCCATATCAATATCTACGTCAAAATCAATTTTTGTTGTCACTGTTCTTAATCAGTTCATTTAATTCATCTGCTGCAACACGAATAGTTTTAGCAAGGTTAATACCAGATTCTGTTACATATTCGCGCTCAACTAAACGAGCGATGTTGTGAAGTCTAATTACAGCCTCATCATTCTTTGTCATAAAATTTCTCTAGTTGTGAATCAATCTTTATTATCAGCCCAATACTCGTCAAGCATTGGAAAATGTTCTAGCACAATCTTCTTGCATTGTTCAGCAATAATCATATGTTCTTTTTGTGTGCCATTTGATGCCCGTAGGTCAATGTAATGAATCCAGCTACGCAAACTACCTGCCATGTAAAGTGTGCTTTCAGTTAAGCCCTCTGGCAATACAGCACGAGCCTGTTCCTTGGCAATACCTTTGTCCAAAGCCCACTTGTATGCGGCTTGGGCAGCATTACGAACCTTTGCTTGTTGCATATGCCAATCTTCTTGTAGCGCAGGATCGTTTACATCAACTGAGTTCTGACGATTCTTTTCATCTTGCAGTCGTGCTTCACGGTCGCAACCAATGTTCTCCGCTACAGCATAACGCTGACTAAACTCCTGGAACGCAAAGCTACGGTGACGTAGAATCTGTCGTGCAATATCGCGAGTGGTTTTAATTTCCATTGTGATATGCACCATCTCAAACGGACTCCAGTGCTTATGTTTGATCAAATACTTTAACAGCTTTGGTGCTGTTTGTGTATTGCTTTGGTTAGCTGGATTGCTAACTCGTGCTGCATATGCGACCAAGTCACCTGGTGTATGGCAATCCGTAATAGCACTGGGCTTAGTTACGCCAATTAAATTTACTTCACTCACTTTTTACCTCGGTTTAATCTGTGTGTTAAATTAACAATTTTTCTCTGTAGTGTAGGATCCAAGTCATCTGCAACTTGGACATAAAACAGTAATGCTTCTTGAATGATATCTAGATCTTCAATACTAAAAATTGCTCTGGGTTTCTCGTTAGTCATTACTGTTATCCTTATTATTGTCCCAACGGTCGCCCTGGACATACAACTTATAGTCCTCGATGTCAATGATGCCATCGTTATTTAGATCTTCGGGGTTGTCCCAGCCTAGCTCTTCCCAACGCTTTGCAGATTCATACAGCTTATAGTCATCTTCGTCAATGTCGCCATCGCCATCTAAATCTTCGGGGTTATCCCATCCCTTATCCTCCCAACGCTTTGCCGCTTCATATAAACGATAGTCATCTTCGTCAATGTCGCCATCGCCATCTAAATCTTGAGGATTGTCCCATCCTGATGAGGCAGCGTCCCAACGATCACCTGCATTATATAACTTAAAGTCATCTTCGTCAATGTCGCCATCGCCATCTAGGTCAACGCCTTGTTTAGCTTTCCAAGCAGCGAAACCACTTGCTGCCGCAACAGGCGCTGCTTTTGATACAACTCGTTTTACTACTTGTGGCGCTACCGGGG